TGAGTTGTTAAAGTTTTAGTTGTCTCAGTTCCTGCTGATGATCTGATAATTACTACTAAATCTGTGTCCGCAAAAATTTTGAAATTGTAGGCAAAGGTTGTGGTTGAGCCATTACCATTATGAGATGATTTTATTATCGTTGTAGATACTGTCATAGTTATCCTATATTATTTTTTCTTAGCATTTTCAAGAATTGTTAGTCCTTGTTGAGCAAAATTAATCATTAATTTATAATGGTCATCTATTAGCTCTCTCTTCTCATCTGGCGTTGGTATATCACCATTTGGAAACTTCTTTATGTTATATATAGCTCTTATCTGTTTGTCCAAATCTTTTATTGATTGTCTAGTATCTTTTATTAAATTATGGTCAAGATTTAAAGACTCTTGTAACTTTTTATATTCTTTAAAATCACCATTTTTATAAGCAAAATCCATACCATTTAGAATAGTATCTACTTTTTCATACTCTTCAAAAAATCTAACTATAGATTTTGCAGAATATCCCGGTACATCTCTTACATCAAAAGCTCTAATTACTGGTATTTTAGATAAGGTATCTGTTGGTTTTATAGGATCATCAATAATTTTACCTTTGACTAAAGCATAATCCAATATATCAATTACATATCTACCTATACCACCTGTCCATGATCTAAATACATTTTCAGCATGAATAGGATTTGTTGCAAAGAAACTATCATCACCAACCAAATCATTTAATAATTTTGAAACTAACTTAAATGTTTCAGATGTATATTCAGTATAATAAAATTTGTTAGGTAAATTTTTATCTAATGATTTTGGAACTAATGGTGCTTCTCTAAAGAAACTATAGTTCATAAAATTTTCTGCAAAAGGTCTAACTGCAGTTGGAAAAGGATAAAAACCTTTAGCGTTACTAAAGAAAAAATCTTTTGCAAATCTTGCAAATTCTTGAGGTTCATTTGTTCTTACCCAATCTAAAGTTTTTTCAACCATTGAAGATACAAGAGTTCCAACTTCAAAAGGTTTTGGAAATCTATATGGTTTATCTCCTATCTTAAAATAATAGTATGCTTGTTTTAACCACTCAGGTTGTTCTTTGTAATCAGGATCATCTTTGTTTAACATATAAAAACCTAATGTTGGAATGACAACATAAGCACCAATCATAGCTGTAGTTCTACCGGGTTGATCTCTAAACGCTTCATATAATCTTGTTAAACCTTGAACCCTTGCGTTCCAAAATGGAACAAGTTTATTTATATTATTTCCTAGCGTTCCTCGTTTTGCATAATCTAAAAGATTTCTAGATTCAAAAGCACCTCTTTCAACTGCTTGTCTTTCTGTTAATCCTTTTTCTATTGCTTTTCGATATGTTTTTTCAAATATTCTAAATCTTGTCATCTCCTCTGATAATCTGGTTAATGCTCTAAATGGAGCTAACATACCTCTGTCTGCATTTCTAACTGGTCCTTTAGAAAGAATATCATAAACTTTACCATCAAATAAATTAGGTCTATCAACAGCAAGAAGTGTAGATTGCATACCACCAGATTTTACATACTTATTATACATATCTTGTGCTTTTTTACTTCTACCTCTAGTAATAATATTAAACATACCAATTAAAGAATCTTGTATTGGAACAAATCCAACTTTATTTAAAAAACTAGCTTGCATTGTATCTCTAAAAAAGTTTGGTATAGCAAAGTCAGGTATTAAGATTGCACCAGCTCTAAGAGTTCTGGCAGGCGCACCTAAATAATTAAATAACATATTAGAACCTTGTTGATCTAAAGTTTTAAAAGCATCAACTAACTCTTTACCTACACTCCATGTTTCTAGTTTACCATCTCTTCTAATTGATAATAATTCTGATTTAGGTAAATTGGTTTTTATTGAATTTACTTTTTCTATAAAAGGAAATAAGTTTGAATCTTTCTTTTTAGCTTCAACTATTTTATCTATAAACTGTACTTTAACATTATTTCTTTCAACTAAATTAACTATAGTATTTGTATTTTTAACCATCTGTTCTAATGGAGGAAATACTCTTAACTTAGAACCTTTTATTTCTTTTAAAGGATTTGCACTACTTCCCTCAACAGCTACAACTTTTCCATCTTTACCAATTAATTCTCTTGCATAAGTAACATAATTTTTGTTTGCTTCTGTCATAGCAGTAAACGCTTCAGCAGTTATAAAACCACCATCTTTTGCATATTCTAAAAGTTCTCTTTGATAAGTGTCAGTTTTTTTTGCAATTTGTTCAAATTGAAACTTATATTGTTTAATAAAATCTTTTGCAGTTTGAATATTAAATCCTGTTTCTATTCCTCTATTATTCAATTCTACAGCTCTTCTATTCATTAAATAAGTTTCAAATAATTGAGTTTCAGTTTTACCTTTATCAATAACATCCTTCACAACTTCTTTTAAACCTGCACCTCTATCATTTAAGTTTTTAAAATTAATTGTTTTATTTTCTATAAAATAAGCTGCTCTATTTGGTATTCCTTCTAAAACTCTAGCTTGTTCATATATATTTAATTTTTCTATTCCTGTTTTTGTATTAACACCTGCTTCTCTAAGAGCTTCTAGTATTGGATATTTATTATCTATACCTTCTATGATAGCTTTCTTTTTAACTTTAGAACCCATCTCTTTTAATTTTTCTACTGTTAAAGGTTCTACTTTAGGTTTGAATACAATATTTTCTGATGCTTTATTTGCTAAATCTTCTTTAAATAATATCTCAGGTTGTTTAGCTTCAACCTTCTTTTCAACTGTTTTTCTGTCAAGTAAACCTTTATAAGCTCTTACATAGCTTCTTGATGAAACATCTTCTAATATTGTTTTATCAACAATAGAATCTTTAAATACTTGATTAGGTTTTTTACCTGTATCAACAAATATTTTTTTAGTTCTATCTTCCATTGTTTTTCTTGGTTGAACTAAACCTAGTCCACCAAATAAAACAGCAGAATAACTAAACTCTTTTAGACTTGGTAACTGTCCATTTAAAATAGCACCAGTTCCTTCAAAGGCTGTAAGCTGTGATGCTACTCTTGTTAAATATTGATCTGCTAATTTACCCACTCCCGGTATTCTAAGTTGTGGTGCAACTGCTGTAGCTGCAAATACTGTTCCTTGTTTAGCACCTTCTTTGATACCTTCTTGTAAAAAATTTTTTAATATTTCAACTGGTTGTCCATAAGATTGCTGTTCTAATCCTTTTAATATTGTTTCTCTAGCAGCACCCGGTATTGCTCCTGCAGTAAATGCACCTGCTACTGGATTAACTAAACCACCGGGAAGATAACTTAAACCATAGATAGGAAGTTCAGAACCAAGTGTTAATCCTCTTTCTAATAAACCTTCAAACCAAGTATAATCTTCTGGTTCTTCTTCTGTAAAAGCCTCTGGTAAACCTTTTTCTGTAGATAATCTATAAGTCATATCATATAAAGTTTTACCCCAACCTCTTTTTAATATTGCATCACCATCAAAATTTTTACCTACAAGTATTTCTTTCATAGACTTTTGATCTCCCATCTCTTGCATAGAATCGTAAAGCATTTGATCGTCTGGTCCAACTATTTCTGATTGTAAAGTTTCTTCTTGTATTTCTTTACTTATGTTTTGAAAATATTTTATAAAAGGTTCTTTATTTGGTTTAGTTCCAAACTCTTCTTGTATTTCTTGATTATTAAATCCTGCAGATTTTAACTCTAATACTTTTTCTTTTTTCCAATCTGCTATTTCTTTTTGAGTAAAGCCAGCTTCATTGTACTTTATTTCTTTTTCTGCAAGGCTAGTCATTATGGAGAAGCATCCTTACCTATATCAATACCACCACTTATTCTTAACTCATACTCTTTGATAGTTTCACCTTCTTCTCTTGGAGGTGTATCTGTTTTTATTTCTAAACTATTTACCATGTTATCAAGAATACTATTTAAGTCTGCAGTTTTAGGTAAATAACTTTTTATATCTTTTGCTATATAATTTTTTGAAGTAGCATTTAATAAATCTTCTATAGGTACACCCTCTCTTAATCCATCCACATATCTTTTATGTAATACTTGTCTTAATTGACTAGCTCTAAAATTATATTCTTTATCAAAAAAACTTAAAAAAGTATTACCTTGTAATAAAGGTGTAAGATTATTAAAGTATTGTAAAAACTTTTGATCTTCTTTTTTAAAAGTATTATTATTACTTCTTGTAAGAATTAATGATAAAAAATTAGCATCTTTATCATTTATATCTCCATCTCCTAATCTTTCTAATATACTTTTACTTTCTGTTTCTCCTGATAATAAAAATTTTGTTTTAGTATTTGTTATTTCTCCTGATTGTATTTTTTGAATTACATCAGAATTTGTATTATAATTAGTATCAAAGCTAAACTGATCTTTAATTACTTTATCATTTACTAATTCTAATTGATTATCAAATTCTTCATCACCTGTTTTTAAATTTTGCATATCTTCTGGTGAAACACCAAAAAATTTTTGTTCACCAAATTTTCTTAAATATTGATCTCCAATTTCAATTATGTTTACATCTTGAGATGCTTTAAATGCTTTTTGTTGTAGTTCAGAAAGAGTACCCATTTCTCTTATTATTTTATTTCTTTCTTCTCCTCTTATATTAGGAAAATTTTTTTCATTACTAAGAAGTAAAAATGCTTTTGCAGCATTTGCTGCACCTATTTCTCTTACTTGAGTTTCTTCTACTAATGATGGTAATTTTTCTTTAAATAAATTAAAATCATTTTCACTTGCTAACCCTTCTCTTACCAAAGATTGATATTCATTTATTGAATAATCATAAATAGTTTGAAAATCAAAAGGATTATCTCCATCAACTAATACAGATATTTTATCTTGAACATTTTTTAAAACTTGATTAGTTCTTGTTGAAACCATGTTTGATCTAGTTTTTTTTAAAATATTTGATGTATATGAAGGTTTACTAGCTGATATATTAATTTGAAAATATTTTTGAATATAATTATTTCCTGCTTGATTTTTATATTTATCAACTATTGTTTTATAACCATTTTCAAATTTTGATATTCCTTTTTCTGGTGTTAATTCTAATTTTGATTTTTCTTCTAATTCAAATAGTTCTTGTTTAGCTTGTGCAATAAGTTCTCCACCTTCAACTTTATTTGATATTTCTTTTTCTTTTATATAATAATTTGTAATATCTTGTGCTGCTGGTAACAAAGTTCCAGCTAAAGTATCTTTAGGTGAAACTTGTAAACTAGATTTTACAGCTCCTACTTCTGCAGTAGGTAAAAGATCAGATTCAAATGTTGGTATCTTTGGCATTAAATTAATCCTACTTGTTTCATATTAAGTAAGCTAGTTCCAGCTTGAGAAATATATCCAAGTGCTTGAAGATTAGCTTGTCGTTTAGCAAGTGTTCCAGATATTCTTGCAAAATTAGCCTCTTCTAATTTTTTAGCTTCAGCAACTTGACCATTATATTCAATAACATTTCTTTGTAATTCAGCTTGTTCTGCATTAGATTGTAAAATTTTTAAAGCAGTACCAGATAACTCTACTCCTGATTTTAATAAACCAACTCTTGTTCTTGATTGTAATTTTTCAAAACTTTGATTAAATTTATTTAAGCTATATGTTGTAAGTTTTTTTTGAGCCTCTGCTTCTTGTAAAGCAATAGAGGCATTTCTCATTGCAACTCCTTGATTAAAAGCACCTATGGCACTTGCTTGTCTAGCTGCAACTAAAGAAGTAGCTGTTGTTGCAAAAGGTAAAGCTGCACTCATTAGAATATCCTCGCATATCTGTATTGGTCTGTTCCATCAAAACCAAACTTTCTCATTAAACCCTCGTTCTCTAA